ATCGTCTTTTGGAACCTACGCGACACCCACACGTCTTTCCCTGTGCGGAAGGACACACCCGGTGTTGCACTCATGAGCGGCTTCTCATCGGAGATGCTCAAGATGTTCCTGGATGACGAGCCTATGACTCCATACAGCATGATGCTTAAGGCAGTCAAGGACTACGAGGTCTTCGTTGTGGATGAGTAGACACCCATCAAAGGGTAGGTGCAATTACGTGTTCCTATAAAAAAATAGCGTATAAAAAAAAATTTAAAAATAATTAATATTTATTAATTATTTTTATTTAAGCTTCATAAGGTTGGTTAGGTAAACTTAATAATCTAACATTTCTTGGTTTATTCTCTTTAGTAGTTCTATTTTCTCTTAATTCTATTCTCACCTTACTAGTATCTAATCTATTTATTAATATTTTATCAAGTCCATTACAAATTGATGGTTTAGTAACTTCAGTATTATTAAATTTTAATTTATATTTTGCAATAATTTCATCAGGTATTGGTGGTGCTATTTCATTTAATTGATCAAAGTCTGATTTAATTAATTTGATTAAAAAATCAGGTTGTTGTCTTTCTAATCTTGTTAATGATAGTTCAATCATTATTAAACGATTTATTTTTTCATATTGTAAAGCACAAATACGATGATTTTCTGCTTTTTTAGCATTATTATAAAAGTTATTTACTGTGCCTAATATAGATGTTAAAATTCCAACAAATCCAATAATTACTGGAGCAGCAGCTAAATTACCAAATATTGCATTTGAACCGACAGAAATACTGCCATTTACTGTTCCTAAAATAATTGCAGGTAATGTTAAACATTGATTATAATAATTTGCACGTTTTTCACATTCTCTGTGTAACCAAATAAACGATGCACATCTTTCTCCTTCTTTTGCAATTAAATCTTCTAATTCACTCGACCATGTAATACTTCTAGTATCATTTTCCATTATGTATATATAATACACTTAAATTTTTTATATATAAATAAAAATATCAATATATTATTTTAATCTAAAATGATTAAAAACTAAAGAATATTTATATATTTAAAATATAATTATAATATATGAAAAATAATATATATAAAAGTCCTAGATTATTTAGTAATATTATCCGAAATTATAACCCAATATTTAAAAATATCTTAATTGATGAATATAATCCATCATTCAAAACAGTTCTAATTGAGGTATTTTATAGTATATTATTTTCGCATCATTTACCAATATTATTTAATGGTGGGGGCATATTAGGTGATACACATATATTAAGCTTTGAATCAATCCCTTCTTTTTTTAATTCATATGTAGGTAAGATAGTATTTTATATAATAATATTTTATATATTACATTTTGTTGTATTAGTTAAAATAAAAAAAATTGATATAAAAAAATTTATGTGATATTTAATTTAATAATATAATATGTTTTCTATTGTAAATACAATATATAATTACATTCATTCACAAAATAACTTATATTCGGATAATAATATGGATATTAAAATATTTCCTTTAACAAAATATAAAAATTATACTTATAAAGAAGTATTAGATACAAATGATGATAAATATTTTAAATATTTAATATCAAATTTTAAACAACATTATAATGATATATATGATTTTATGAAATATTTACATTCAAAAAATAAATTCGTTAATGAAATCAATAAATTATTAAATATTAAGATCCTATTAGATACTGAAACAACCGGATTTTCAAACAATGATATAATATTACAATTATCATATATTGTATTTAATGATTGTGAAATTCTAAAAACTTACGATCAATTAGTTAAAATTAATCCAAAAGTAAAAATTACAAACTCATCTATCCATGGTATTACAAATGATAAATGTGAAAAAGATGGTATATGCATTAATGATATTTTAGATCGATTTATAAAAGATATTAATTATTGTAAATCAATAATTGGTCATAATATTAGTTTTGATATTAGAATGTTAAGAAATGAATTTGTTAGAAATAATAAAGAATTTTTTATAGTTGAATCTAAAATAATTGAAGATACAATGACATTATCAGGTGGAAGAATTAAATTAGGAGTTTTATATGAAAAATTATTTAATGAAAAAATGGAAAATGCACATAATGCATATTATGATGTACTCGCAACTTATAAAGTTTATAAAAAATTACTTAATAAAGTATAATTATAAAATATTATTTAATTTATAAAAAGTATATTTTTATATTTTAAAATTAAGAATTAAGAATTTATGAAAAATAATAATCATATATGATTAAAAAAACATCCGGAGAAAACATTAATATAGTGGACAGAACTTAATCTGTCAGGGTAGCTACACAACAAAAAAACTATATTAAAAGCACTAGTGATAAAGGGGAACTATACAAGATATATTAAATTAATAGGATCTGAGATCTAGCATGCAAACTATTAAAATAATACATATTATTTATGATAACAAAATTATATAACTAATTTAAGGATTAAAAATCCATATCAATAAACATTTAATGTTTATTAATGTAATTAATTATATAAAGCAACGGTAACAGTAAGAATAATGATAACATTAAACTTGACGGGACTCATAAGTTGATCTTAATTGTTCTGGTCGCGATTCCAGAAAAATTAAAATCAACATAACTTTAATGAACAAGAGCTCTCAAGAGTTCATTAAGTTGGTATTTTTCAAAATAGAAAAAAGAAAGTTTGCTGTAAGAGCCCCAAATATATTTATAAATAAATCTTTATAATAAAATAAAATCTATGGAGATTCATTATGATCATCAAATGGAATAACAATATTACTTTCAATCATTAATTCGTGAACAAACTTATTTTTATCTTCTAAATAAATTTTGGCAAAAATTTCATCATATTTATCAAAGTCCATTAAATGAATTTTAACAATTTTATCATTATATTTTTTAATCGCATTTGATATATCGTTTGATCTGGTGTAAATATTAACCATTTCGTCAACAGATGTAATTAGTTTTATAAGTTCTAATCTTGCAAATTTACCTTCAAGACTTATTAATTTATTTGATTTAGATTTATGTCTTATACGAGGTGCATCGTATCCATACATTCTAATATTATATATATTTACTTGATTATTAATATTCATAATTACAGAAATTGTATCACCGCTTATAACATCAACCACTTTAGCATCTGTAATAGTACCATCAAATGTAAATTTTTTTACATTTGATATATCTATATCATTTAGATTGATTGGATCATTACATTGATTATTAATAGTAACATGAGGTTTTCTATAACAAACTTCAAAAAATTTAGATTCAATACATCCCATTTTTATTATATATATAAATAAAATAGATTATAAAATAAAATAATCAATTTTTATCTTCCATAAAAATCAATATTCCATTTATTATTATTTTTTTGATTTTTATCTAAATAAATTTCAAAATGTTTTTTTTGACTATCTGTTAAAAAAGACCAATATTTATTTGCAATTGTTATACCATCCATCATAACACCATCTTTATTAATATATGGATCATTTTTAGATTCAATTGTAATCACACGATGTTTACATGGATATGATGTTAAACACATATCATCAATTATAAAGCTTTTTTTAATAAAAATATCTTGTTCCATCTTTACAAAAATATCTTGTTTCATCTTTACAAAGATATTCTTGTTATAGTCATCATTTTTATTATCAATATAATTTAATTTGTGTACTAATATATCAGCACATGGTAAGCATATGTCTTTTTGATTATAGCTTATACATACTTCTAAATTATTTCTATAACATCTATCACATTGAATATTAATAGTTTGATTCAAATAATGATCTTGTGCGGGATAATATAAGGTACCCTTTTTAACTACTTCTAAAAGTTCATTTATATTCATTTTAATTATAAATTTAAGATATTATTAGTTAATAAAATTGAATTTCAGTTTTTCTATAATAATTATCTTAATATTATTAATAAACATGAAATGGAATCATCATAATATTCTTCCTTTTACTGTAAGTGATATAAAAAATCGTGAATTAGTTTTAAAAATGTTAAAATATGAAGATGAAATAATTCATGGAGATGTAGGAAAATCTATATATGAAAATGAATCATATGAACATTTTAGTTCATTAGAAACTATTTATGTTATGCATCGGATTACATTAAATGCATTTGGATTTAAAACAAATGACGATGATATACAAAATTATAGAAAAATATTTAAAAATTATTATAATTCTCCAACTGATTATGATAAAGAAGTAATAGAATCAGTAACATATATGCGTGAAAATAAATGTATATATTATACTGGAAAGAATTATAATGTTGAAGATTTATTTGAAAATGTAGAATTATATGATTTAACTGGAAAAAATAAAATAAACTTATTTGATAAAATAAATTCAGATGATAATTATACCATTATTGGAACATTTTCAAACTCATGACCACCGTTTTTAGCGCGCAAAAAACATTTATTTAGTTTAGCAGAACGGATGAAAGCAAAAAAAATAAATTTTATATTAATACAAATTGATGAAGCACATTCAAGTGCATGGCCAACTGGTTTAAAAAATCAAGTAGATCCTCAAAAAGATTTTGCTGATAGAGTTAAAAGAGCTAATGAGTTTAAGGAAACTGATAATGTTCCATTTGAAATTCTAGTTGATCCTTGGGAAAATAATTATGCAAATAAATATAAATCATGGCCAGATAAATACTATTGTATTGATAAAAATAAAAAGATTATTGCTAAATCAGATTATACTAATGCTATTATAAATAAAGATTGTTGTGTGCTAATTGAAGAATTATTGAATGAATAAAGAAAGTTTTTTAGAGCGAATGACTTTATAATTTTTTTAAATTATTACTATAATATGAATTATAAATGAAAGTCTCTAAATATTTAAATTTTCTTTATCATTGATTATTTTATTAACACAATTATTAATTTCATGAACTAATTTTAAATTCTTTGTTACTACTAAAGGTAATCTTACATTTTCAGAATTTGTAATAGCTAGTCTATATAATATCATTTTAAGTGGTACTGGATTAGAAGTAATAAAACATGTTTTAATTATATGTTCAATACTATTATATTTCTTTAATGCAGACTTGTATTTTTCTTCAATACAATCTTCATAAATAGATTTCATTTGATATGGAACAATATTTGATACAACACTAATAACACCTTTACAACCAAGAACCATACAGGGTAGAAATAATCCATCATCTCCACTCATAACAGAAATCTTTGTTCTATTAATTGTATCTTTTATTTGAGAAATATTACCAGAAGCTTCTTTAATACCTACAATATTTGAACAATTATTTACAATTTCTACAAGAGAATCAACTTCTAGATTTACAGATGATCTACCTGGAATATTATACAATACAAATTTTACAGTTTCAAACTCATTTGCAATATGGGTAAAATGTTCAATTAATCCTTCTTGACTTGGTTTATTATAATATGGTACAGTTAACATAATATAATCACATGCATCTTTACATTCATTGATTGTATCTTCAATTTCTCGAGTATCATTTCCACCAGCTCCTATCATAATTTGAACTATACCTTTGTATTCTCTTGCTAGATTATAAATGATAGTTTTTTCATTTTTAGAAAGTGTACTAACTTCACTTGTTGTACCGTTAAAGACAATACCATCAATCTTAAACATAATTTGTGTATCAATTAGTTTTTTCATATCATTAATATTAATAGTATCAAATTTAAAAATAGTTGGTATTACAGTCCATATTCCTTGCATTTAATTTTATATAATAATGAATATTAATGTATAAAATGTATTAATCAATTTTTTGAACTTTCTGCTTTAAACAAAATTGGATTGCTTTTTCAAAGCAATATACTTTTGTTTGAACTTACTGCTTAAACAAAATTGGATTGCGCCTTTAGCGCAATATACTTTTGTTTATATTTTAAATACTTTGCTTTATAAGGATCTTCGCCACCTCCAATAAATTTTTCTATAGTTTTTCCAACTTGTCCTAATAATGATGGAACCATATCATTCGCTGGTACTGGTGCACTTCCATCAACTACTCCATTAATTATATTAAAAAAATTTGGATTAATTGGAGGTACTGAACTGACTGCAAGTTGAACTAAAGTAGAAGGAGATATAGCTTTACCGCCAGTTTGATTTGAATCTATATTTTTCATTTTATATATTAGTAAATAAAAAATTGATAAACTTATCACATGTAAATAATTTACTCTATGTATATAATAAAATGTCTTATAAAGGTCGTTCTTATACAACTAAAGAAAATGAAGAAGAAATTGTGAAATTTTGGAATGATAATAATATCTTTCAAAAATCAATTGATCAAAACAAGGATAATGAACCATTTGTATTTTACGATGGTCCACCATTTGCTACTGGTCTTCCACATTATGGTCACATCCTAGCTGGATATATTAAAGATACAATTGGTCGATGGGCTACAATTAATGGAAAATATGTACCACGGCGTGCAGGTTGGGATACTCATGGTCTCCCAATTGAATTTGAAATCGAAAAGAAACTTGGAATCAAAACGAAAGACCAAATTAAGAAATTTGGAATTGATAACTATAATGAAGAATGTCGTAAGATTGTAATGACATATGCTGGAGAATGGAAATCAACAATGAATCGTCTTGGACGCTGGGTTGATTTTGATAATGATTATAAAACAATGGATACAGATTTTATGAGTAAAGTATGGGGAGTATTTGCTAAAATTTACGAGAAAGGTCTAATATATGAAGGTGTAAAAATTATGCCGTATTCTGTTGCATGTACTACTCCTCTATCAAATTTTGAAGCAACGAGTAATTATCAGAATGTATCTGATAGAACTGTAATTGCTAAATTCAAACTAAAAGATAATAATAAATATATACTCAGTTGGACAACAACTCCCTGGACTCTTCCAGGACATTATGCACTATGTGTAAATAAGAATCTTGTATATTGTTTAATCAAATATGAGAATGAAGATTACTACATTTGCAAATCACGAGTTGAATTTCTTAAAGAAAAACTAAAAGTAACAGAACTAGAAATTCTATCAGAAGTATCTGGATCTGAACTAGTTGGTCTTGAATATGAACCTCTTTATAATTTTCATAATCAAAAAGTATACAAAGTAATTGAAGATGATTTTGTTACCGATGATTCAGGTACTGGTGTAGTACATATTGCTCCAGCTTTTGGTGAAGATGATTACCGTGTATCTCTAAAGTATAATTTGATTACAAAAGAACTAACATCACTATATTGTCATATTGATGATAGTGGTATTGGTCAAAAATGTGGTGAATTTACAGAAATGGATATTAAGAAGATGACAAATTCAGTACTTAAGAATCTACAAACAGATCAAAAAGCTCTTGTAGTTTTTGACTATAATCACAATTATCCATTTTGTTGGCGTTCTGATACTCCTCTAATTTACAAAGCAGTAAAATGTTGGTTCCTTAATGTAGAAAGTATTAAAGATCGTATGATTGAAATTAATAAAGGTATTAATTGGGTTCCAGAACATGTAGGTTCTAGTCGATTTAATAATTGGCTAGAAAATACACGTGATTGGTGTCTATCTCGTAATAGATATTGGGGAACTCCAATTCCAGTATGGAAATCAGAAGATGGTGATATTATTGTCATAAAATCAAAAGCAGAACTTGAATGGCGAACAGGATTTACAGTAACTGACTTACATAGACATAATATTGATCAATTACTAATCCATGCAAATGGTAAAGTATATAAACGTGATGAAACTGTTCTAGATTGTTGGTTTGAATCAGGTAGTGTGCCATTTGCATCACCAACAGTAGGATATCCTGCTGATTTTATTGCAGAAGGACTTGATCAAACTCGTGGATGGTTTTATACACTACTAGTAATTGGAACAATTCTAGAAGATCGTTCAC